GGCTTACCTTCGCTCCCTCTCAGAAATTGACCCAGCCGCCTACAACAAGGCAGCAGTGTTCGTAACTAGCAAACCCGCAAAACCATCCATTGAACTGAAAGACTAACATGGCCTTCGATCTCTCATCCATCTCTAAAACCAAACGTGTACGCTCACCCAAGATTGTTGTGGTAGGCCAAGGCAAGATTGGCAAGACCACCTTTGCCGCCATGTCGCCCAACGCCATTGGCATCCTGACCGAAGACGGCGCTGATGCGGTGGACGCAAACGCCTTCCCACTGGCCTCTAGCTTGGTGGAAGTGTATGCCGCCATTGACACCTTAATTAACAAAGACCATGACTTTCAGACTTTGTTCATTGATAGTCTGGATTGGCTTGAACCCATGATCCAAGAGTATGTGTGCAAGCAGAATAACTGGAAGAACATTGAAGCACCAGGCTTCGGTAAGGGCTACGTTGCCGCCGCCGAGGAATGGCGCAACCTGTTGTCTGGCTTAGAAGTCCTGCGCTCTGCCAAGGGCATGGGCATCATCCTGATTGCTCACGACAAGATCAAGCGCATTGAAGACCCGCTGACCGAAGGCTATGACAGCCATGTCCTCAAACTGCACGACAAGGCCGCTGGTCTTGTACAAGAGTGGGCTGATGTCATTGGCTATGCAGGCTACCGCATTTTTACCAGCAAGACCGATGCAGGGTTCTCTAAGAAAGAAACCAAGGCCACTACCACTGGTGAGCGCATCTTGCACGTTGAACCCCATCCGGCTCATTGCGGTGGTAACCGCTTTGGCCTTCAGAATATGCCGCTTGACTGGACGGCATTCCAAGCAGCGCTCACCGTAGCGCAGTCTTGATCACACCAGTTCGTAACTTAACTTTTTAGGAAATTTATCATGGCTCAGTTTAATTTTGACGCATCTACCGTCGCCCCCCAAGCATCTACAGGCCCACTGCCTGCCGGCACTTATTTGGCACACATCACCGAGTCTGATGTGCAGCCCTTGAAGTCTGGCAATGGCGAAGGCTTGAAGTTGACCTTTGAAATCATTGATGGCCAGTTCAAAGGCCGCCGTGTGTGGGAGAACCTTAACATTCGCCACAGCAACGAAGACACACAACGCATTGCACAAAGCCAGTTGTCTGCGCTTTGCCATGCGGTGAACGTGATCAAGTTGATGGACACTGCTGCCCTGCACTTCAAGCCAGTTCGCATCAATGTGACCGTGCGCGAGGCACAGGGCATCTACAAGGCCAGCAACAACATCAAGGGCTATGAGGCCGCCGGTGTGTTTAGTGCAATATCTGCTCCACCAGCTGCTGCACCCGCGCCTGCCGAAGCCCCTGTGTGGCCAACAGCCGAGCAAGAAGCCGCTAAGTCTAAAGTCCCTGCTTGGGCTAAAAAATAATGGCTTTACTTCCACAATCAGTTACTGATCCTGTGGCCGATGCCATCTTTGCCTATTACAAGGCAAAGTATGGCGCGGAAGCACAACGCCCTTACCTTGGCGCTTCTGCCATTGGTAAGCCCTGCCTGCGCCAGCACTGGTACTCATTTCGGTGGTCTAAGCCTGCGCAGTTTTCTGGCCGCTTGTACCGAGTCTTTCAGTCTGGCCATTTACAAGAGCCAAGGGTTTATGCTGACTTGTCTAGCATTGGCTGCACGGTCTACCAGATCAACCCTACCACCGGCAAGCAGTGGTCATTTACCGAACCATCTACTGGCCACCACTTTCAAGGCAACGCTGACGGCATCATTACTGGTTTGCCGCAGGCTCCAAAGTCCCCGCATTTACTGGAAATAAAAACAGCATCTGACAAGATGTTTAAGGAAATGCAGAAATCTGGCGTAAAAAAAGCCAAGCCCGAACACTACGCGCAGATGCAAATATACATGAAGTGGTCAATTGACCAGTTTGGGGACGATGGCTGCCGACGGGCGTTGTACTTTGTGGTAAACAAAGACAACGACGACATTTACACCGAGCGCTTGGAGTTTGATGCCAAAGAAGCGCAGGCATTGATTGACAAGGCCATGGCGGTGATCACCAGCGTGGAACCCCCCGTTGGAGTGTCTACTGACCCAACATGGTTTGAGTGCAAGTTCTGTGACTACCAGGCTATTTGCCACGGCACTGATGTACCGGCAACAACTTGCCGGTCATGCGTCCATGCTACACCAGAGATGAATGGCCAAGGCCGGTGGTCATGCGCGTCACTTGGCACTGACTTGACCACAGACCAGCAACGCAAGGCTTGTAGCAAGCACCAGTACATCCCCATACTGTTGGCCAAGACTGCTAGTCCCGTTGACTTGACCAAAGACAATGGATTGATTTACGAAACGCCAGATGGCAAAGAGTTTGTCAATGGTGACCCAGAGGTTAACCCTAACTACATCAGCAGCGTTGAAATCCATGCTTGCGCAGACAAAACCGCCTTAGTGGACGAATTTGCTTTGGATCTACGCAAACAACATAATGGACGGTTTATATGAACACCCCACCAATTGACAACATTACATTGAGAGATTATTTTGCCGCCCAAGCAGTCATTGGCTTACTTACTGAGAGCCATCCCAATGTCTACCAGTTGGCACGGGATGCCTACAAAATAGCCGATGCCATGCTTGAGGAGCGCGAACGTGATCTTGCGTGAGTACCAATCCCGCGCAGTTACCGAATTGTTTGGCTGGTGGACAAAGCACCAAGGGGATGCCGACATTCCCCTTTTGGTGTTGCCCACCGCCGCGGGCAAGTCGGTGATCTGCGCTGAGATTGTGCGCCAGATGTGGGATCAGTGGCCAGACTACCATCCCCGCACTGTGGTGCTAGTTCCATCCAAAGAACTGGCCGAACAGAATGCGGCCAAACTCAGAGCCTTACTGCCCCACACGATCAGCGTGGGCTATGTCAGCGCCAGCTTGGGCACAAAGAAGTACAACGCCGATGTGATTGTGGCCACCATTGGCAGCATCCACAAGGCTGCGCACTTGCTTGGCAACATTAAGGCCGTGGTAATTGATGAGGCTCACCTGGTGAGCCAGAAGGCAAATGACGCAGGCATGTACCGCACCTTTTTGTCTAAACTTGCAGAGTTATGCAAATTTCGCATAGTTGGCATGACCGCCACGCCTTTTAGGGGCAATCAGGTCTGGCTGACAGATGGCGACGATCCGCTGTTTACTGGCATTGCAAGCCGAGTGTCCATGCGTGAGTTGCTTGATGCCAAATTCATTGCGCCATTAGTCCCACCTACCGAGCGCATTGAGACTCGCATCGATGCCAGCCACGTTGGAATTTCCAACGGCGACTACAAGGTTGGCGAATTATCCCGTGAAGTTGAGAAATACCTTGCCAAAGTAGCCGTAGAAGCCACCAGAATTGCCTCAGAGCGCAAGAAATGGATTGCCTTTACACCGAGTGTTGCCAACGCCGAAAGCCTGTCTGACAAGCTGAACGCGCTTGGCATTGTGAGCGCTGTTGTGTGCGGTGAAACACCCAAACAAGAGCGCGAAGACTTGATTCGTAAGTTTAAGAATCATCAGATTCATTGCCTAGTCACCGTGCTGGCGCTCTCGGTTGGCTTTGATGTGCCAGACGTGGATTGCATTGTCTGGTGCAGGCCCACTAAGTCGCCAGTGCTTTATGTGCAGGGCATGGGCAGGGGCACACGCATTGCAGACGGCAAAGATGACTGCCTGGTGCTTGACTTTACCGACACCGTGGAACGCTTGGGGCCGGTGGACACGATCCAAGGCAGGGCTAAGAAAAGGTCAGGCCCACAAGAAGCGCCATACAGCATCTGCCCAGATTGCGGTGAACGCAACGCACCAGCTGCGCTTGTGTGTGTCCATTGTGGTGGCCAAATCAGGGAAGAAGAAGCCAAGCCAATGGATGCCAAGGTTTCTTATGCTGCGCTTTTGTCAAGCCAAGCAGCTATGGCCGAACTGGTTTGGCACGATGTGTCACGGGTTGATTACAAGTTGCACCAAAAAGAAGGCAAGCCAGACTCTATGCGGGTTGACTACTATGGCGGCCTGCTTCGGGTGGCCAGCGAATGGGTTTGTTTTAACCATGTGGGCTATGCTAGGCAAAAAGCCGAGAACTGGTGGATGCGCAGGGAGAATAAATCCATGCCATCAGGTACGCAAGACGCGCTTGAGTGGCTTGAATTTCACGACATTGAAGAACCAGCCAGAATTGCAACCCGCAAAAATGGAAAATACACAGAGGTAAAAGAATATGAATTTAATCGAATTAAACGCAATCAAGAGACATTTGGACAGCCAAGTCAAACAAATAAATTTGATACAAGTAAATTGCCGACAGTGCAACAACTTCGAGACAGGCATTTGTAAGCAGTTTGGAGCAAAACCACCGCTAGAGTGGATCACCGGCACGGTTGAGTGCGAACATTGGGAATGGGATCAAATCCCCTTTTGAGGAGACAACATGTTAGAAAAACCACCATATTCAAAAATTAGTTACCCGTTAACGCCTTTGAAAGACTTTAAATGGGAGTCTGGCTCAGATGTGCAAGCCCTTTGGCGTAAGCACGGTTGGACACCGCCTTCTGAAACTATGACTCCACCCCCACCACCCGCAGAAAAGTACATTGAGCCTTTGAGGAGAGTGCGCTGATGATGCCAGCGATTCAAATGGGCCGAGTTGCGCCCGTACATCAGCTAAAGTTTTGCACCAAATGTCAAGAAAGCAGACCGCCAGAGGGCGGCATTGACATGGGCGAAAAATGGAACTGCCAGCTTTGCTGGGTCAGACGAACAACTGGTAAACACTTGAGACAAAATGCCAAGACCAAAACCACCTGAACCCCTACTAGGCCGACAAGTCCGAATGTCTGACAGACATTGGATGATCATGCAAGAACTTGGCGGCGCTGAATGGCTGCGCAAGTACTTGGATAAAAACGCCAAGATGCCGGCCAAGTATTACCGCCGTGAACTAGACGCGCCGTCAAAGAAAGAAGTCAATGACTAACAGACCAGACTTTCAAACATGGAGCCAGGCTAACTTAGTTAAGTTTGCCAATGAAGCCTACGCCAAGTTGTGTGAACAAGATGACCGCATTCAGCAGCTGCAATGCGATCTAAAAACGGCCATTGAAGCCTATCGAGCCTTAACTAAGGAATAAGGCGCGTTCGTCGATGCGCCGGTTCTGAAGGCCCCGTAAGACTTTGCCGCCAGCCATACAGTATTTCAGAAGTTCTTCGGCAGCGCCGGCCATGTCGCCCCGAAGAACTTTTTGGCGCATGGTTGAGCGTTGCAGTGTACCTAGCCCAACATTGAATGAAAACGATACAAGTGCGTCAAACTGTCCTTGAGTAAGAGGAACAGGACAATAGGTAGCCACGCCTCGCTCAAACCTAGCAAGATCGGCCTTAAGTATTTCATTGACTTCCTCCATGCTGTGCTTACGCATAGACTCTGGCGGTGGCACAAAGGCATCCCGCTGGTCTATTTTGAGCTTGCCCTGCTCTGGAAACATGACGTGCCCTACTCCCACAGTCCAAAGTTTTGCTGGACATTTGTATGGATTCTGCCTGACCCCCTCGTGGTGGCGGATCATGTGCAGGCACTTGTCAGATATGTTCATTTTGGTAAATTTAAAATTAAATAACCGCTAATAAACATAGTCAAAGCCATTTTTGTGTATATTAAATAAATCATTTACCAAACGCCCGACCACCAAAGTGAAAAGCAATGATTGACGCAAACAACGCTTGGGTATCAGAGTCCCACAGCATCTCGGCTAACTCTACGAACGTAGCGCCACTGTGCCAGCCATAGGCAAACAAGCCAACATCCACAAACAAGAGCAGAAAGAAGAAACCATAGGTAATGACTGGGCGAACGCTGGCTCTGAGGTTCTTCATCCAAGGGGATGTGCCCTCGTTTAGACTTGTGTCGTGGGCGTAGATGGCCTGCATCTCAGCTTGCTGTGCGCCAATAAGGATTTGCTGGGTATTAGCCGCGCTCTCGGTTGCCAACTGCTCTGACCGGATATTTTCAATGCGCTCTTGCGCCTCAAAGCCAGCCTTGCGCAGTTCCAACTCGCGCTGGATTTGCATTTGCGCCAGCGCCAACTCATGGATTTTGTCAGCGCGGTCTTGGAAAAAGTCCAGCAGCTTGGGCAAGCCGCCCATCAAGAAAGAAATCAGGGTTGAGAGTAGCGTTAACATTTAGAGTCCTTTTTGTCGTCATTTTGCATGAGTTTGATACCAGACAGGAACCCAATCATGCCTCCGATAAGAGTAGAAAAAGCGGGTGAAATCATCTTGAAAATTTCTGCGTTGTCCACTTCCTTGGCCCACAGACCCAACATAAAGCTGACCACCATGGCTAACACGGAGATACATAGGGTTGTGCTTACCATGAGGGTCACCCACAGCGTCAGCTTTTCTTTTGTCTCCATTGGAGGTTTCCTGACTGGTTTGGGTATTGGTTTTCTGGTCATACATAAATATCCAGCTTGCGGTTTGTAAAAATCTCAAGGGTTAGTTGATTGCGTTCTGCCTTCTTTACATACAACTCAAACTCAAGATCGTTAATTTTATCCTTTGCCTTCTTCATCTTTAGCGCTTGTGCATATTCTTCTTGTAAGCGCTCTGCCCTGCGTTCAAGCGCATCTGTCTTAGTCGGCTCGCCTCCCGGCTGAACCATCGGATACCATTTGTTTAGCGGCGGAATCATTGTGAATAAAGATCCAATAGATGTAGTTCATAGGCACTGCTAACCAAAGCAGTATTTCTAGTACATCAATCATTTCTTCTCCCGTTCAAGCGCATCTTTGTATCCATGAATAACTTTAGTTCTGAGTTCTGCTGAGTCTGCCGCGCCCGCCCACTCTGACAAGTTGTTCCACATCACCACATAATCTTGGCTTCGGCAAAACTTTGCATTGTTTGTTAGCCACATTGACATCTGCTGATGACGTTCGGACGGGTTGTGGATTGTCCAAGCAATTGACCAAAACTCGCGCACATGGCAGCCATTCTTGGCTACGGCTCCAACTAGCCCCAACAGCAGTAACAGTATGAGCCAACGCATTTACCACGCCCAACTCCATGCAATTATGTAAAGGCTAAAAATAACGAAGGCCGCTACAAAGACCGCCGCAATAATTGCTTCGGCCCAGTCTTTCATTTGTCCACTTTTCCATCTAGCTTGTCAAAAATCTTGCCAAGCATGTCTTTGACATCCCGCATGTCGGCTCGGTAGTCTTCACGCGCCACATAATTCAATGGCATACCGCGCACATCTCCATCAAGCCGGTCAATGGCTTGATAGATTCTGTTAAGCGTCCAACCACCAAAAAAGCCTGCCACGGCCACAGAAATGTTAAAAAGCACTTGGTATTCCATTACTTTTTACCCGTTCCACGAATTTCTATGCGGAAAGGTTGATTTGCCAATGCGTTTTGGTTAGTTTGTTTTGGAGCCAACTGGTTAGGTTGCTCCAACGCTTTTCCAACTTGTTTGGTAATTTGGCGTGTCCGAGCAAATTCCGCAGCCGTCTGAGCGCCTGGGATTTTAACTGGCAGCTGTTGTAAAGCCTCAAGGCCACGCAAAACCGCGCCTGCTGTATTGCTGTAATTTACCGCGCCAGGCTCTTTGACCAATACATCTTTGATGGCATCGCGCAAGTCCATAATTTCATTACGGCCTTTTTTGCCAAACATATAGACCAGCTTGTCTTCAGTATCAAGTTGATTGATAAGAGTGTTAAGGTTTCTAAAAGATGGCTGATCGGTTTTGGTCAGCATGTCTTTCATGTGCTGAATAGTCTGGCCTTGCAATTCTGCATACGCCTTTTCACCTTCTTTGCCGCCTTTTTTAAGCAACTTGGTGACCGTGCGCATTTCTTCCAATGAGCCGTCAAGCACCACATATTTAAACACATCATCAAGCGCCACTTGGCGGTCAGCGTAACCAGCCTTTGTGCCAAGCAATTTGTCAACGCGATAAACATCTTCAAACTCTTTGGCCAACTGCGCTCTAGATTGACGCGCTTTTTGATACAACTCACCGCCAGCACCTTCACCCATTTGGGTAATGATGTTTTTCATAGGCTTGGCATTTGCTGAGTCTTTGACCGTGCCGATTTGTTGGTAAATGTCTTCAAGCGCTCTAACTGAAATTGCTCCAGTGCCTTGCGGGTCATTCATTCTTAATGACTCAGCCACAGAATCCAAAATTGGGTCTAATTTTTGACGTTGTGTTGGTGTTTTGGTTTCAATAAAGTCAAGCAAACTTTGATAAGGCACTTGTTGTAATGTTTCACCAGCTTCATCTGCTTTTTTGTACAACGCCTTATATTGGTCATACTTTTTGGTGTACTCATCATTAAGCGTTTTGTCAACAATCTTGCCAACAGCCCGCATTTGAGTCGGGTCAGCTACTTCAGCACCAATTTCATTGGTCATGCGTTCAAAGTTCTGAACAATGGCTTTTTGTTTGTTGGTTTCAAAAGCGCGCATTTGTTCAGCTAATTTGATCTTGGCATCTTCTGAAATGCCAGTTACCACGCCACGGCGAACATCTGCCTCAAATTGTTGTTGGGGCAAGTTTTTAGTGCGCTCACCAAGTGTCGCAGGGATGTTCAAGCGTTGCAGGCGCTCTTGACGCATTAAGTCTTCAGAAGTAGATGCCGCACCAACGCCTGGCATAACAGGCTGTTGTTCGCGTGTCATTACTTTGGCCAAAGCATTTTGCACTGGCACTGTCGCCTGTCTCACAATGGGACGGGCAAGCACGTTAGCTTGTGTGGCAACCGCAGGAGCCAAAGCGTTAATAGTTGAGCCAGTTGCGCCAAGTGTTGGCGGCAAAGCGCCAGTAATTGGCTGTAAAAACTCACCAACAGCACCCAAAGCCTGTCTAGCCGTTTGTGTGCGAGGTTGATACATAACAGACTTGGCAGCTTCTTCGCCAGCGCGAATGCCTTCTTGAGTGCCGTATTTGCCACTTGTTAACGTACCAACAGCACCAACAATTGGTGCAATGGCTGCGCCGCCTAATGTAGCGCCAAGTGCCAATGGAGTTTCAATTGCACCCATGATGCGGTCACGCATTGATATTTCTGGTTCTTTTTTACCAGTTACAACATTTTCAGCACCCGGTATTGCCGCAGCAGGCCCCAACCCAATGGTCTTGTAAAATTCCATTTTTGGCATTTTTGCATAAAATTTTTCATGCAAAGAATCAGCCAATTTTACGTCTGGCACATCATCATATTCAGGATATTGTGCGCGGAATTCTGCAAGAGTAGCCATTATCTATTCCTCAGTCCCAATGGATCATTTGCGCTTGCGCCGGGCAAACCACCAGCACTTGGCTGATACTTTTGAATTTCTTTAGCACCAGGTCCTGCTTGAACTTCAATTGCTTTAATTGCAAGTTTTCTAGCATTTTCTTTTTGTTTAATAACTTCTGCATTGTCATTAATTTGCGGAAAGTATTTTTTATCTTCCCTGTCAAATTCTGAGTCAGAAATAACAGCGCCAGACTCTTTACGCAAAACAGCAGTAATAAAGTTTGATTTTGCTTGATTAACTTGTTGTTGAGCAGCGCTAGTACCACCAAGAACGCTAGGCAATGCCTGTCCCAATGCGCCACCAATAAGTGGAGTAGCTTCAATAACAGCACCTTTGAGAACGCCTTTTTTAGACAGATCATCCAAAATGGCATTAGCTTCTTTCATTCTCATGCCATACGCTGTTGCATTGCTTTGTGTTTCGGTTAGTGATGTAGCCTTGCCACGCAATGGCACACCCGCTGCGGGAGCCGCTTCTGGCACAACAGCACCAGCCGCTGGTGCGCGAGCGCCAGGCATACCCGTGCCAGCCGCTGGCTCTGTTGGTGCAGCTGCTGGAGCAGGGCCACCAAGGGAAACAGGGAATGCTTGCAATGTACGCTTGTTGACACCCACAATTGAGCCGTCTTCGGCTTCTTTGATTTCGTAACCTGGGTTGGCCTGCTCCCAAGCAAATTTGCGTTGAGCCAATCCAAGTTGACCAGCAGAAGTGGATGCTTGTCTTTCTGCGGTAAGGTCAGCAAATGTTTTGCCTTTGGTGTATTCGCTGCCAGGCACAACGGTTGCCTCGCCACCTAGCCCTGGCCTTGAAAGGACACGTCCAGTAGGGCCAAGATCCTGAGCAAAAGTAACTGGTTTGTTTTGTTTGATGTACTCACTTAAACCTAACGCAGCTTTGTTTTTCCAATCGGCAAAACCCGCAGGGTCAGCAGGAATTGCTCGGGCTGCGTCCATGATCGAAACTTTGGTAACAGGAGAACCTAACATGTCTGGATCATTTTGTTGGGTTTGAAGCCACTGAAGCGCACCGCGTTGATCGTTTACATCTCGAAGCGCGTCACGATATAAACCAGTTTTTGATACAACCAACTCATTACGGCGCTTGGCTTCTTCGGTTTGCGCTTTACCAATTTCAGTTACACCAGTAGAAAGTTTACGTCCGCTTTCACCAAACTGGGTTGCCAACTTGTAACGGGTTTCTGGCTGAGTCAAATCAGGGTTTTCAGCCAAAAAAGTTTGCAAGCCCTTACGCTCTTTCAACGTAAGCGCATTCAACTCGCCTTCTTGGTCAAGTTGCTTAAACTTCATCGCAGTCATCAACGTGTTGACTGGCGAAAACTGCGCTAAATCAATTTGTGCTGGCCTTGCGCCAAGAATAATGTTGGGATCAAGTGGCATGATTCAGTCCTTATGCTGTTCTTGTAAGGTATTTATTTAACAATTGATTTTGGTTATACATACCATACACATTGGTGGCTTGGCCTAAAGCATTGGAAAATGCGTTTGCCGAACCAATTTGTCCTGCGGCCATAGCATTCCCCGCGCCAGTAATTGCGCCAATCTGATTAGCGGTGTTTGTGCTGTATGCACTTTGACGCGCGGCGTTGGATGAACCGTATATGTTTGATAATCCCGCGCCGTAATTTCCAAAAGCGGCAGTTTGTCCAGCGCCGGCTTGCGCGGCAATATTGCCGGTTGTTGCGCCATAGTTACCATAAGCAGCGCTTGCGCCAGCGCCCGCATTTTGAATGGCTTGCGACGCGCCTGATGCAAAATTACCAGCGGCCGCCGCTTGGCCTGCCGCTGAAGCCTGACCACTGGCTGTTAAAGCCTGCAAAGGAGCAAGTTGATTTTGACGCGCAACATTAAACCGATTAAAAGCGTTGCCGTATTCTTGGGCTTGAAATGCTTTTGTGGCTTGAAAGCGATTAAACGCATTTTGGTATTCCTGAGAACCCATTTCCTGACCGTATCGAGTGGCAGCTTTAAGCGCAGCGCCTGATTGCAAGCCACGGCTGGCAGCAGTTGATCTTTCAAGGGTTTTTTGACCTTCGGCCAAACGAAATGCGTAGCCTGGGTCTTGTTCCATTTGTTGAGCATTAAAATTCTCAAACAGTGTGTTTGGATCAAACCCTTCTACTTTAAATGCCGTTGTTGCAGAACCATAGCCAGGGGCGCTTGTGTTGCCACTTAAGCCTAGTAAATCCATTAAACGCGCTTGGCCTTTTTCACCAGCTTCTTTAAACGAACTTAAATTTTCAACTTGTTTGTTAAACAACTCACGTTGTAACGCAAGCGTTTGATTAAGCGCAGCTTGTTGTGCTGCTAATTGCTTATCAAGCGCCGCAGCAGCGGCGGCGTTGCCAGCGTCTGCGGCTGTTTTTTGAGCCGCAAGAGTTTGTGCTAACGTATCTTTTTGAACCGCAATTTGCTTATCGACATTTTCTTTGTCAGCAGCAATTTGCAACTGAAGCCCTTCAAGACTTGTTGTGCCTGCTTTTTCAGCAGCGTCAGCTTGAATGTCTGCTGCGCTTGAAGCAGCCTTTGACGATATTACTGCGCTACCAAGGATAGCACCACCAACAGCTACAAATCCCCATGTCATAATTTATCTCCTTGCGCCGTCAGTTTCGGCAAAGCGTCAACAGATGCAATTAGACCCATTTCATCATACGACGGTGAAATGACTTCTTGCTCGATTTTATCCAGTTCTGCCTCAGATTGGAACTCTGTTAAATGGACAGTTGTCCATAGTGTATCTTCTTCAGCGTAAACTGCACGTTTTAAACCTACTTCAGACACAAAAGTACACGGGCCTTGTAGGTGTTTCTGACCAAATTCTGTGAAAACGGTTACTTTACCCTTGGCAATAAAATTCAAATGCTGGTGGCGGTGAATCTTGCCAATAATCAATGTTCCTTTTGGGATCATCATTTCGCGGGCATAAGTGCAACATCCATACTTATCGTCTTTTGGCGTGAAATAGTGGGTTAGGGTGCAATCTTCAAGGGTTGATTGAGCCACACCGCTGTCAATTAAATCTTGCAAACCTTTTTCAATAACCAAGATTTTTTCTCGGAATTGCACTTTGACGCGCTCTGGATCAGCAACAGCAAAACCTTTGCCGTATGTCACTAAAGATGGTGCAAATGTCATCATGCTGCCATTACCACCCAATTTGTGCCATCAGATACTAGCGTGGCCCACGCGCCTACTAAGCCAGGGAGAATTGCCGTACCCGCAGCGCCGCCAATCAAAGGCACAACATTACTTGATGCCGACACCAATGTCTGAAGTTGTAGATTTTTAAATGTCACCACGCGGCCAAGCCAAGCTGAAGCGGCGGGGAGTGTAACCGTGCAAGTTGAGCCTGACTTGTTGTTGATTACCCAACCTTCGGTGTCGGCAAGTGTAAAGTCAGCAGTTTTAGTTGCTACTACACCAGAACCACCATTGGCAACAGGTAACACGCCTGCGACGCGGGTGACAAGATCAAGATTACCCGAGGTTTGAGTGTTAATGTTAATAGTTCCTACAACATCGGAAGAAGTGACAACAACATTGCCTTGCAACGAAATTGTGCCCGTGGTTGTAATGTCGCCAACCAATGACAGCCCACTGGCGTAACCCGTACCAGTTACGCGGCTGACTGTACCCGCGCCTAAATTTGCCCGCGCTTGCGCTGCCGTAGACGCGCTAGTGCCGCCGTTTTCAATCTGTGTAATTCCCTGCGTAGCGCCGCCAGTAATTACATAGAGGTTGTTAAAAAAGCGAAACCATTCCCGCGAGATCAGTCCGGTGCGCTGGTCAACCAACTCCACCCGAGGGGCGGGGATTTTAGTAATATTTGTTGAATCAACCATTTGTTGGACTTACTTTAAGTTCAGCGCCCATGATTGCAATCTTAATTGGATCAGTTGCTGACACTTCGTACACGCGATCACGCAATTTTAAAGTCATACCTAATCTGCGCCAAATAACACGGCGACCCCATTGACCAACCAAGCCCATTGACCGCCAGTGGCTATTGCTCCAAGTGTGGCCGCCGTCATCTGACCAGCGCAACATAACTTGCGGGTCAATTGCGGTTGCAGTAAGTAACCCTTTTTCCACAAGAATTTTGCCACCTACAATTGAGGGCGCGCCATTGTAAAACATCAAGCCACCATCTTGTTGAATAATACGGTCGCCGCTTTCAGTCAGCAATGAATCAGGGCCGGGTAATTCCCAAGCAAGAAAATCACCGCTTTCGGTAAGCAAATCTTCATTTGGCTCGGAAATATCAATTAGTATTATTGTTGTAGTTACGTCGGTGTTAATTGCGCCTGTTTCTGCGTCAAGTTGAAGTGAATGCTGGGCGGTACGTTTTAAATCGTTTGTGCCCGTAGGCAACGCTCGCCATGACCGCAACCATTTTTGAGGTTGCCCATTATCCGAAAACACATCTAAGTCAAAAGCATAAATGTTACCAAGTTCATGGTCGCCTACAACAACTTCATTGCTAAACGACATTTGGCAATTTGAACGGTGGCGGGTAAACGAACCATTTATAAATGCAGCCCGTTCATGCCACAAATTTGTTGCCACATCAAACACCCATGTAGTGTTTGCCGATGGAAAAATTAACACATAAAATGAATGGCCGTCTTGTTGGTATGTATATGCAATCGCATCCGACATGTTGGAGTATTGCTGAAGTTGCCATTCAATGGCGTGGGTAGATATGCGCTGGGCTGTGTAGCCATTGGCGCGGTAAACAATACCACGGCCACGGGCATCAGCGCCTAGCCAAAAAATACCGTTATCTAGTTTGGCAACCGAAAACGCTGCAATACAGCCAACTTCGTTAAACGCGCCTTGAACGGGGCTTAGTGGAAAATCAGCAGCGCCAGAGTCATACCAAACTTCAACAGAGTTGGTTCCAAATAGCCATGCTTCACGATGGTCAATTAAAATTGCCACTAAACCATCAGGAGAACCTTCAGCGCTGGCAAAATCAAGAGGGTTAATGGATGTGCCGTCTAGCAAACTGGTGATCCACAAACGCTGACTATTGGGTTCGTTAAACACAAAATAGCCATCTAAATAACCCACGGTAACTGCGCCGGGGAAATCTGGATCATCAATTTGTTTAAACTGAAGCGTTACGCTGTTGTAAATAAAACTTGGGCCATTGCAAGCAATAAACAATTGTGTGCCGTTGTCAGCCATGCTGACAGAGCCAGAAGACCCAGCTACTGTGCCAATAGGAAACGTGTTCCAAAGGGTGTCAATTCTATAAAGCACTTCGCCCGATACGGCGTACCCATACCCACCAAATTGCCACAACCCACGAATTGGGCCGTCGCCCATATTGGCAAGAAATTTTAAGCCAGGCGCGCGGTTTAGAAACGCTGGTTCTTTTCCACCTTCGGGAACAACTTCGGGGAAAAGATTGACCATGCGGGCATCGGCAGCATTTACCGATCGTGCAACATAAGCGCCGCCCAAAATCGGTGTTTTCATCAGTAGTTACCGGCGTAAATGTTGAAACGCTGACGTGTTGCCACAATTGCATACGGCAACGACATCACATCGTCTGGGTTATTGATGCGCTTAAGATTGCGCTTGCTAGTCATAGCAATGCGTTGCACTTGCGGGCTTGGCTCAACACCAAACTCAGGCGCAATTTCCATTGCCAAGTTGTAAGTAAATGCCCGCAAATAGCCTGGTGGAAACAACATTTGCGTTGCCAACGTAGCGGGTTGGTTTAATTTTTCAACCGAAATAAAATGCCATTCCAAATCCCGTGTGGGCTTTGGATACACCGTCATGGTGAAATTAGGATAGGTGTTATTGACAAAAATAACTTGCGGGTATGTGGACGTTACGGTTTTAACCGCAATGCCGTCATACTGCTGTTGATTGATAAACTTGATGCCAAACGACACGTTTGTGCCAGGATCACGGTAATACGTTGCATCATCTAGCAACACTGGGCGCAAGCCCACAAAGTTACCAGTTGGGCCAAGAGTGCGGGTAATCTCACCGGCAGGCCAAGTAAAGATTTGATCTTGTGTGGCAAACACCGAAAGTCGCTCGGTATTCCATGAGTCAATCATCTGATCAAGCGCGGTCAGCGCGTCATTTGACATGTCTGCCGAAGGTGTCTCACCTTCAGCCAGTACACCTAGCAAGCGCAATGCTCGGTTGATTTGTTCGCCAGCGGTGTACGTTGCCATTCTCAGACTCCTTCGGTTGCACCCTCGACAACTTGAGTTCGACGGGTAGATTTGCGTTTTGTCCCCAATACGTTTACGGGGGCCGCATCTTCGGAGTCCGAAGGCGTGTCTACATTGTAGCGTGTCCAGCCATTTTTTTCATCTGCTTCGGCTTCAAGTTCCATTGTGGCAACTTTACAACCATGAACTGGGTGGCTAAGATAAATCGTTGGCATTGATGTTTTCCTGCTGTTTTAGCTGTTCAAGCCAATATCCGCAATCTTGTAACGCACCAAGCGTTGCATCCAAATCTGAACGCAAACGCTCGGCTTGTTTTTGCAGACTTTGCACTCGATCCATTATTACTTCACGAGTGATCATCTTTAAGCAGCAATAGCAACCGTAGAGTACAACGGCAAGTAACGAATGCCGTCAGGCGTAACTACTTTAATTGCTTGAACTGGTCGCGCTGTTGAGCCTGTTGTTGTGTCTTGAAGGAACTTACCCGAACCTTTAGCCACGCCAGCCAGATTAAACAAAGTACCGTTTGTATCAAATGTTGCTTTATCAGCGCCATAGGTACTTAAGTAGAAAAACGATGTGTTCGTGCCGGTCGCAGCGCCGCTAGGCATACCGATTTCAGCTTCAAACGCAGCGTAAGTACCTTGTGTACAGGCAGCAGACAAAACTACTTCGCCAACAGTACCCGAAGCCAACCCAGTTACACGGCCACTTGCGCCGAATGCTAGGTATCCATATAGACCATTAGCGTATGCGCCCAACGCAACATTTGCTTCTAAGTCTGACTTGCTTGCCCAACCCACAGCCCCAGCACCCGTGAGAGTGAGGGTAGTTGTAACAGCAGCAGCGTTGGTGCTACCAGTTGATGTGTCTGTAACATCAACGGTTGAAGCGCCAACCACAGTTATGCTATCAAATTGAGGATCGCTATACGCGACTCCTACGGCTTTTGTATTTGGCATTATTTTTCCTTTAAAAATGAGGGCCGAAGCCCCCATTTAGGTTTAGGCAATACGGTATGCAGTCCAAGTACCGTCGCCTGTTTTACGAGCGCGGAACTGGGCAGAAGTATTAACAGCTACCGCAGCAACACCGACAATTGTCCAACCAGTGCCAACAGCCAAAGTGACTGAATCAGAACCGGCTGCGTCGATATTGATGATAGTAAAGTCAAACGCGGCATTTACTTTAGAAGCACTAGAAATGTCTGCTTCAACCAAAGCTACGGTTGGCAAAGTTAAATTGCCAGCAGCGCCGTTAAACACAAACAAACCATTTGCTAGTTCAGCAGTCGTCATTGTCGCAGCGGCGGCCACGGCTGTTGGAGCGCCTTGAACAAACAGTTGTGCTTCGCCGGTATTACCGTCGCCAAGCTGGTAGCCACCAGCACCATTAGGGAGAGCCATGATATTTTCCTTTAAAAAATGTTACGAAATGAAGCCCCCGAGGGGGCATTCAGATTAGCCCCAGATACGGCAGGCCATTTGTGGACGAATTGTGCTGAAACCGTACAAAACGTCAATACGGCAAGGCAAACGATCGTTGTTGATGTCGTACTGGCGAACCACACGCAAGCTGATACCGTTATGAACGGCACGGGCAGCCATGTCAACGCCTTGGGGCAACAACAAGTCAGCGGTCGCAAATGTGATCGCATCTTTGTGGTAAACCAAGTTCTGTGCGTATTGAGTGGATGCAGCACCCACAAAAGTTACAACACCACCAGTTGCAGGCAATGCGCTCATAGTAGCCAAAGCATGGCTGGCAGAGTACATAGGAGCAACGGTCACAGTCCAAGTGCCTGACGAAGCAGTAGCAGTAGTCAAAGCCACAAATTGGAACAAAGAGCCTGTGGACTCACGGGTCTGTGGGTTAACAGCATTGCAACCGCTGATAGTGAACACGTCACCAGCATTGATTGTGGTTGAAACAGAACCTTGCTCCAACAGAATGGTTGCTGAACCTTCGGAAGTAACGCCGGGGGTCTTAACCAATGTAGAAGCAGTAGCGCTGCGTGAACCAGTTGTGTGTTGCTTGATAGACTGAGACATGTTGACTTCTTCAAAGCCCAACACGCCCATACCCATCATGCCGTTCTTGAATTGCTTGCTGATAGTGTCTGTTGGGTTAAACAGACCTTTCATGCCTTCAACCAAGCCAGCGTTAGCAGCAGGGTTTACGGTAGCGTAACGTGGAGACATCACAGCAGCGTTTTCGTTCAGCTTCTGTTGGGCTTGCAACAAGACCAAAGAAGTGGCGGGGGTTGTGCCAGGTGTACCAACAGTGTTACCAATGGTGCGGTATGCGTTGGCAACGTCAGCATCAATAGAAGATGCCAACTGGCTGATACGAGGCTTAAGCACACGTTCAGCAAAGTCGTCCAACTGCATTGTCAATTCAGCAGATGTGAAGTTGACACCAATGTGCTTTTGTGAAGCAACAGTCAATGTGGTGAACTGTTCGTTGTCGTCTTGCACTTGCAAGGCAGCACCGTCAGTTACCAAAGCGCGGTCGGGTAAGCGAATACGCAGTGTAGAACCGATTTTAGCGCCTTCAACAGCAAAGCTGTCGTCGTACTGGCGGTTCACGTTACGGGTAATTACAAGGTTGTTCTCAAGAATTTCGAGAGCCTTGCGTGTGATCATGTCGATCGTCAGAATACTATTAGACATTTCAAAGTCCTTTCAAAAGATTAACGGTTGCGTTGCGCTTCATACTTACGAATCTGGCGGTTGCGTTCGGCTTCGATCCAATCCGAGGTAGACATGGTTTTGATTGACCTTGGGTCAGTCGTGTCATGGCTCGGGCTTCCCGAAGACCGCGCAGTCACCGGACTAATAGGTGTTGGCGCAGAAGTTGTTTTCTTCACCGGAGGATTGTCAGACAATCTGACTTCAATCTTTCCGATTTCCCTTGCCTGCAAAATAGGCGACAAACGGGCAATGCGTTCAGCCTCCTTGGGGTTTGAACCTAGCCAATAAGCTAGATCAGGCCCAAGATCAGAATACTGAATTGTTTCAGCCATTACGTCGGTGATTCGCAGCTTGGGGTTGTACACGACATCTTCAAAATCGTCGTATTTATCCCGAGCCTTTTCTTCACGTTCGCTGTAAGCCTCTACAATTTCAGCTTGTTCCTTTTGGCGATCCCGTTGAGCAAGCAATTCTTCGGCTTTTCTGAGGGCCAGTGCTTCCGCATAGGCATCAGTGCTTTCAAAATTGTCAATCGACGGCATTTCCTTGGGAGCAACTGGCACGGTTTGCCGTGCGGCTTGTTCACGTTCCCACTTGCGCTGTTCTCTTGCGAGGCGCTTGCCAATAGCAGCGTCAAGTTCCTCTTGCGAGAATGTCTTGGCAGGCTGGTTCTCAGCTACTTCCGGCGAAGATACTGCAACTTCAGGTGTGGCCGTCACATCCTTGGTTGGCGCGGAGTCTACTTCCGCTAGGTTTTGGACTTCTTCAGTCATTACATGAATCCTTGGATTCCCCGGTGAACCTCACCGGTAAGGTTGTTTATAACATTCGGGTCACTAATCGTTGGCCAGTAGTAAGGCCAGTACCAAAAGTAATTGTCGTCGTGTTGGTTTCAGTATAGTCGTAATTAAACTCTTTGACGAGTCCATCGACAATAACCATCAAATAACCGCCAAGGCCGTATTCGGGCACGGTAAACACAGTTTGTCCGGAAGTTGCAACTATCGTAGCAGTTTGAACGCTTGGGCTGCTGTTAATCCCAGCCGCAGTCCAAATCAAATTATCTAATGAATCTTTAAGCAACCATGTGTAGCGCGAAGGGCCAAGCCATACATTTGCTTCACCGCGTGAATCCAAAATGACGGGGTTTGTGTTTGTGGTATTTCCAGTGCTATCAGTATATGTGGCCAAAGGAACTGTGGTTCCACTAGCGTATGTGAACAATTTTCCACCGACTAAAGGAACACCCGCAGCGGTAAAAAACTGTACTTTTGGTGATGGACTTAATGTGGTAGTCATACTATTTTTAAACCTTTAATCTTTATCAGTCACAATAACTGCAACGTTATCAACCCAAATCAACCTACCTTTACAGGCTATGTTCCATTTCTTTTCACCATATTCGTGAGTACACTCGGTAAAAGTTTCGCCAATTATTCTTACATCAGAAGCAAGATGTTCAGCCCCATTTTCAAAAATACGCCAGACTAAATTAGATCCATTGTGTTTTGTATTAAATCGGACATGGTATTTATTCAATGCCCATCTCTTTTCTTATTTTTGTTGCTGAAATAGAGTGTGTGGCATCGTCAAAAGATTCTTGTTCAATTTTATACCCAACATCTCTGCCGTATGTAATGTTTACAACATTAGGAACAAGCTGAATTTCATATTGGCCTTGGTACAAAGGGTCAAGATCACGCTTGATAAAGTCTTTTACCTGATTGGCAGCAAACGGGTTTGAGCCGTTCCAACCCTGACAATCTCTAATCTGAATAACTACTTGACCAGTTTTTGCCAATGCTCTCTCAAACAGTTTACGATGGCCTTCATGCCAAGGTTGCCATCTGCCAAGCATCTGAACAGTTTCTTTCTGCCAATCAAAGACGGGGCGTGGGCGGTCATCCAAAATGTGTGCGGCAATAAACTCACCCCACTTCTCAGCCTTTTGCTCAGTAATCCTAAAGTCATACTGTTCTGGCGCAACAAACACCTTGTTGGTGTCCTCAAAACGGCCTTGATTGATA